AACCGCCGAGGTTTCCTGTTGAAGTGAGAATGCCGGGAATCATGTGTGTGTCCCTCCTTTGGGATCACGAAGTGGCACAGTTGAGCGGAGCGACAATGCCGTGACGCTGGCGGCTGTTGCAGAACAGGTTGGACCAGCAGTCAACGGGCTGGACATAGGTGAACGGCTGGTTCGGGTGACGCAGAACCTCGTGCTGCTTGAAGTACCGCTTCGCGTGGAAGATCGGCGTGAGGTAGTTGCCGTTCACGAAGAAGTAACGCGGCGCTTGAACGATGGTGTTCGTGCCAAACTCCGTTCCGAACTGCGAGAACGCACCCGCCGATCCCGTCACGCTGTTGTAGCCCGTGCTAGTAGCAACGAACTGCTTTGCAGTCATGCTGGCGCTATCGGCAGGGAAGATCGCAGCCGTGTCGAGATCCGAGCAGTAGGTGACATCGATGCCCGCGTAGGCAGGGCTGCTGTAGGAAGCATCCTGATACGAGACGAGGGTGTCGTTGCTCAGGCGGAGCGCGTTGCGGTAGTTCTGAACGCCCTGTCGGCTGGTGAGGATCATCTGCCGATTGAGGTTGTCGTTCTCAAAGTACTGCGCGCGGGTCGAAGGAGCCTCGTACTTCAGGCGCATGAACATGACATCCATTGCGCTGAAGAGGTTGCTGACCGAGAGCGTGTATGAACTTCCCTGTGAGTAGACCGTGTTGGACGCAAGGGTGACCGTTGCAGGAGTTCCCCAATCGGTCTGAACCGGATTCAGGGCGGTACTCTTGCAGTTGTACAGTTCGATGAGATTCGTCCAGCGGTTCTCGGTGAACGGGTTGATGCGCATCACCGTGGTGCTGGCGTTGGACGAAGCCGTGTACGGGGCCGTGCCACGGTGACCGAGCGCGCCGCCGAAGTTCTGCGCGATCTCGGTGAGGAAGTACGGGAGCGAGTACGGCAACTTGCCCGTGTCGGACTCCATGTTCGCGACGCTCGGGACCGCCCACAGATCCTCTTCGAATCCGTTGAGCATCGAGGTCCACATGCGCTGCTCCTTGATGCGCTTCAGCCGCTTGTAGGCAACCTTGGTGCTGGCAGCGGTCTCGCCCGAGTTCAGTTCGACCTCGGCGTCGGTCCACGACATGTGGTCGATGTGGAAGCGCCACGGAGCGCGGACATAGTCCGTCACCTGCGGGTTGCGCCACACGAAGGTGTCGTTCGGCTGGTAGTGGTCGTAGGTACGCGAGTCATCGAACATGATGACATCGCGGATCTCGGTGCCGCCCTGAATGGTCTGCTCGCGGCTCTTGCCCTTCAGGAGGCGGCTGAAGGCGTAGGTGTTCTTGACAGCCTCGTTGATGACCGCGTCGGCGCTCGTCAGGTACGACGGCCCTGTCGTGGTCATGAAGTCGTTGAAAGTTGTGATTGCGGGCATGTTGCCCTCCTAGTTAGCGGTTGATGACACGAAGAGCGTCCGCGCGCGATCCACCTGACAGCAGGATGTCGAGAACAGCGTCCTCCCGATCGACCTCGCGAGTCACGCGCGACGGCTGCTTGCCGACGGTTGGACGCGCAGAGTTCCTCGGATCGGAACGCTTCGGTTCTCCTGCCCTCATGCGGAACGCTTCTTGGACGATGTCCGAGATGGATTCGAACTGACCGGGATTCTCGCGCCCGATCTGCGCTGCCACCTTTGTGATCTCGTCGATGGACGGGGCATCTTTCCCGTACATCGGCGCGAGACGCTCGTAGGCGCTGCGAGTCTCGTACTTGACCTCCATCGCGCGCGCCTTCTCGTCGAACTCGGCGCGAAGTCGGTCGGTGATCGTGCGGAGCGGCTTGGCGGCCTCGTCGCCGAAGATGTCCCCGAACGCCGACAGCGGATCGGCATCAGCCTCTCCGTCATCGGTGGCGGCGGACGCCTTCGGGGTCTCCGAATTGTCCGCTTGGGTCTTCTTGGACTCAGCCACCTTGTTTCCGAACGAGTCCACATCGGCCTGCCTCTTGGCTGCCTTCAAGCCCCAGTCCTTCACCTTGGAAGGATCGGCCTTGATGGAGTCAATGATGTCGGCCGGAACGCCGTCGCGCTGCAAAGCCTTCAGCGCCCGATCGAAGTCGGGGTCATTCGCTGGAGCAGTCGGTTCGGGCGTGCGAGCAGCCTGCCGTGGAGCAGGCTCGTCGAATCCAAGGAGACGATCCAGCACAGCGTCCTCGTTCTCGGAGTTGTCCGCCTCGATGGCGGCTTCCGCAGCGAGTTGCTGCACCGGATTGGTGATCTCATCGGTTGGCTTGATCTGTGCTTCGGGTTCTGACATCGATCAGTCCTTCTCAAATCCGTGCCGCGACATGATTTCGCGTTCATGGCGCTTCGACATGATGACGGGCTTTCCCTGCCTGTTCGTCTTGCACCCATCCAGCCTGCGCGGAAGCGCCGTGCTGACATAGGGATACTGATGACGATTGGTTCCCGGATCCACCTGCGGAGTGCTGGCGATCCGGGTCAGAGTCTGCCCCTCGTGCGTGATAATACTGCCGATGGAAGGAGCGTCACGCATCAACATCGTGATTTCGACCACATTTCCATCGGAGTCAAGGAACTCGTACTTCATGTTACATCGCCCTATTGGCGGCGGCCTGTAGGCCAGCCATGCTGCTTGCGGGGATCGGGCTTGGTTCGCCCATCGCATTCATTGGAGGACCACCCTGCGGCCCGGGCATCGAGCCAGCCTGTGCGGCCTGCGCCATCTGTGCCTGCTGCATCATCGCATTCTGATCGATCATGTCGGCGAGATGAGGCATGTTGAGTGCGTCGCCCACGGTCGAGAGGATCTCGCGCCACTTGATGAACGGCATCGCCATCATGCCCTGCGCCACACTTGTGGTGATCTGAAGAAGTTCCATCGCACGCTTCTGCACGAGCGCCTCGGAGACGCGCTCCATGCTGTACGCATCGACGGAGACCTCAAGATCCTCCCAACCGGGCATTCTGACGCCACCCGTGAACTTGGGATCAGCCTCAAGCAGCGCCTCGGCACCTTCGCGGCCGAGTGGGAATGCGACGCGATCGTCGTGCCACATGTACCACAGAACTGATCGAGCGAGATCATCGACCGACTCTTGGAACTGGCGCTTGAGGTGAGCCATGCGCATGGTTGCGCTCGACTCGGCAACAGCGACCTCGGTAGCGGTGGCCGATCCTTGGATGTTTCCGCGCATCGCGTCATGGATGCCCGACACGCGGTCGAGGCGGTCCTGAGCCATCTGCGAGTACTGCACCTGTTGCTGGGTGATGCCGCCGACCTCAAGGTTGACCACCTTGTCCTTGTCGAGCGACTCGGACAGGATGATGTAGTCGTGCGGACGGTCCTTGATGTCCTGCGCGAGTTTGGCGTTGCGCGCATCGACCATGACGAGACGCTTGTAGGCGGCCGCGCTCGACCGGACGCTCACGAGGTGTGCATTGAGATCCTCGACCTGCGACTGGATCGCCATGAGCGGAGACAGCGGATACGGGTCATCAGGGACGGTGTAGACACCGAACACGGTGTACGGCCCCTGCCGTGGGCCAAAGTACGGGATCGGGCGTCGGATGTAGCCGTCGTACTTGCTCGCCTTCGAACGGCCCTTCACAAAGGTGTAGATGGTGCCGTTCACCATGCCGGGGCCAATCAGTTCGTCGATCTCCTCGGCGAGCGACTGGTCTGCCTCCGGAACCCAAACCTCGTAGACGGCGAGTTCCTTGCGGTCCTCGATGTCGCGTCCGTTGTCATCGCGCACCTCGTCGAGATCCGTACCGGACGGGATCGACAGGATGGCGTCGAGGTCGTAACTCTTGTCATCCTCGGCGCGTGCGATCAGGTCGTTCTTGTCGATGGCGTAGCAATGCCCCATGAACCGCGCGTCCTCGATGTTGGTCGCGGCGGGATCCATGAAGAACCGCTCGGGGGAAATGCGGTAGACCCGGGGAAGATACGGCTCCTTCCCGTCGGTCTTCCTGACCTCGGGGCGAGGCTCACTCACCGTGAGCGCGACGCCGTAGGTGAAGAGCATGTCGGTAGCGACACGCTCAAGGGTGCGACGCAACTTGGTGATGCGGGACCACCTGTTGATCGCGATCTGAAGCCGCTTGCCGACCATGAGGTCGAGCATCGGGTTTCCGAGTTTCACGCGGAACTTCGGGGTGTCGTGGATGATGCGTGGCAGCACCAGCGACACATACTCGTGTCCGAAGTTCTCGGGATCGTCGATGTAAGGATCCGCGCGGTCATCTCTGAACGCGGGACCGTGGTACTTCTCGACCATCGTCCGAAGCGACGATAGATGCGTGTCGCGGAATCGCTCCGCGCTCTCCACCTCGCGGCGGATCGAATCGAACGAAAGGTCAAGCATGGTTTACCTCAACGCTGCGCCTTGCCTCCGCCACTCGTCGTGCCGCTGGAAACGGTGCCACCAGCGGTGGCGCTGGTCTTGGATTGCTTTGCAACAGCGGCGCGGGCAGAAACCTTCTGCGCATACTTGCGAGAGGTCTTGCCCAAGGCAGCCGTGTTTCCACCGCCGTTTCCTCCTCCATTTCCACCGTTCTTCGCACCGCCTGCGCCGTATCGAGACTTCGCTTTCATCGCTGAGCCTTTCCGCCACCGCCCGACGGGATGGTGGCCGTTCCCGAGGTCTTGGATCGGGTGGTCTTGAGGATGGATGCCTTGGAGGTAGCGGCCGACTTCGCGACCGGACGGGCCTTTGCCTTGGACTTCGCCATGTTCAACTCCTGCGCTTCGCGCACTTCTTGCAGTTTCCGTTCATCTTGCGCCCCGCCTTCGCGAGCGGGGTCTTCGCCTTGCCGGAGCGGTGCGTCTTCTCGTGCATCATGCGCTCCCTCTGTGAGGATACCGTGGGCATCACTTGCTCCGTTTCTTCGCGGCCTTCTTGGGCAGCGACTTGATGTTCTTCGTCTCGCTCGCCCACCGCTTCGCCGTCTTCGGCATGGTGGCGAACATGTACTTCTGCTGGGCCTTCGACTTGAAAGGCATGTGATCACCTATCCATGAACATGCGAACAAGACACCATTCGATGTCGAGTTGCGGGTAGTTCGTCAGTCCGGTTTGTAAGCCGCGCAGCACGGCTCCAGCAGACATTCCATCGCCGCCGGATACGATCGATGCCCTTGTCGCGATGAACTTGGGATCGGTGACGCGATCGACGGCGACTCCATCGATCGAATACACGATCTCGTCTCCGGACGCCGAAACCCATACGCGGAGGGTGTGCCACTCATCGGCACGGATACCCGTATCGATGCGGCGAACATCGGGAGATCCACCACCAGTCAGGTCGGACGCAGAGTGGGTTCTCCAAGTCGTTTCACCTTCAGAAACGGTGAAGCACGCTGCCGCACTAAGCCCGGAAGGAATCAACGAAACGGAGAAATCCTGATGGCCTCCGGAGAACCCGATTCTCGGGCAAAATGAAGTTGCGCTGGCCGTGGTCGCGTCGCGAGCGAAATACCTGCAACGAACCGTGGCCTCCATCTCGTACCGATTGAAGAACAACTGACCGTTCTTCGGAAGCCATCTCTCGCAAAGCCAACTTCTGCTGACATTTGCTCCGTTGTCGCGTCCCGTGAGCCGGATGAAACTAGCACCACTACTGGAATAGGCGTTTTCAACCGAGAGATCGCAACTCTTGTTGATGCCCAAGCCGCCTTCGTTGATCGGAACATTCACGACCATCGACCCGGAGCGAGCGCCTCCGGCCGTGATGATGCCGGTGTTCGTCGCCTCCGCGAAACCGCCGGAGAAGAGACGGAAGCACTTGGTAGGATCGTTCTCACGAGGATCGAGCGGGTAGAAGCCGGGATCCCTGTGTGATTGGATTTTCGGCATTAGGTGGTCCGATCGTGGAAGTAGCGGAACTTCATGAAGTCGAGCGACAGGGTCTTGGCGTTCGTGATGTTGTTGACTGCAATCACCTCGGCACCAGCGGAGAAGCATTGCGCGGCCGTGGTCTGATTGACCGCGTTCGGGATGTCCTTGTTGGTTCGGTGGACAATGGTGCCGTTGATCGTGAACACGGCATCGGTTGCCTGCTTGTTCACATAGATTCCGAAGGTGTTCCACTCGTTGATCGCTGCGGTGGTCACCTTCGTGAACGAGTTCAACCCCGTCTTGTTGATCTGCACCGACCACACATTGGCGGTCGCTCCAGCGATGAACATGATGCTGTTCTCGGGATTGTTGCTACCACCCGACGGGGTGATATCGCTGAAGAACCCGAGCATCACCTGCGCACCTCCCGAAGCGGCGCGGTCCCACTTCGCGCGAACGAGGAAGTCCATCTCGGCGACACCAGCCTTCAGCGTGGCGGTCGCCGTGGTCGGACGGTCGCAGATGCGCGATCGAGAGTCCTGAAGGATCCCGTTCGCGCTGACGATGTTCACGACATTGGCGAATGTCGGGTTCAGCCCGAAGATCGGGTCATACGCCGCATCCGTAAATGCCGTCCCCGCTCCGGCGGTGACCTTCTGCACCTGCCAGTCGGAGTTCTTGGTGTTGAAGTCGCTGAAGATCACGACTCCGCGATACGGGTCGTTCTCGCGCGGATCAAGGGGAAACGCCTGCGTGTTGAAGAACCGATCGTTCGCCATTACTTCCTGCTCCTGTTGCTCGACCGCGAGGTCACGCGCAGGTTCGACCTGCGGTTGTCGCGTGGGTTTCCGTTCCTGTGGTCGATGTCCTTGCCGTCGCCCTTGCTGACGCGGCCATCGCGCTCCGCGGCGCGTCGGACCTTGTTTCGTGACGCGCGGTCCTTCTTCGACGCGGTCGATGAGTGGAACTTCGCGTACTCGGCCTTGTAGTCGCGGCTCATCGTCCCATATCCATGACGCCGAACTCCTTCGGCTTCTGCACGAGGTTCATCGGCTGGTCCTTGAACGGGGACTTGCCCTGCGCGAGCATCCGGCGGGCGTGTTCGATGGCCTTGTCGATGATGTCCCCCGTGGGGAACTCCCCGTACTCCGATGCCTTCAGCACGGACATGATCTCGTTCTTGGAGAGTCCGGGGACGAGGACGGGTATGTCCATCTCCTTGCCATCGATGTCGATGCCGATGGAGTACTCCGTAACATCGTCGCCATTGGCGTTCTTGTACGGTCCGAGCCACCCCATCCCCTTCTTGGATCCATCGGGACGGGTCTCGTTTGGGTCGAGACGGGAAAGCATCGGTGGAATCTCGGCCATTCAGCACCCCCACCGCTTCCGCGCAGCCTTGCCGCGCTCGCCCTTCCACGAACTCGACCGGGCGCAGAACGACTTGTGACGAGGGTTGTCCTTGTCCTTCGTCGGAGCCTTTAGGTTCGACCCGGTCTCGCGGTTGTACTTCGCGCGACCCTTGGCCGTCAGCCCAGCGCCCTTCGACACGGGCAGTTTCTCGCCGCGACCGACGGAAAGGTTGGGGTCGCGGCGGGCCATCAGAGAAGACTCCCGCCGGACTTCATCCATTGCTTCAGACGCTCCGCGTCCTCACCGTCGATGATGTCCACCTGACGGTCATCGACATACTTGACCGTCGCGGTGCAGCCGAAGAACGAGATCCTCTCGATGCGATGCACCGGGATCCACACCTGCTCGGAGATCGGGATGAACTGGTTCAACGCTTCTCCTTGCCGGACTCATCGTCCTTCTTCTTTTCGTCATCCTTCTCGCGAAGGTCTTCAAACGGGCGAGTGATCCGAATGCGGTTGCCGCCAAATGATATCGATCCTCCGATACCCGGACGCGCCTTCGGAGGAGTCGGAGTAATCGCCATCAGCGTCCCTTCTTGGGCTTCAACTTCTTCGGGCCACCCTTGCCGCCGCCCTTGGCACCGTTACCGGAACCCTTCGTCGAGTTCTTCTCGATGCCAGCCTTGCGACGCATCTTGTTGTTGATCGAATTGCCGTAGCCAGCGCCGTAGTTCATCGGAACACCTCGTTGTGCTTGAGGATCACACCCATCGCCTCGCTCGGAAGAGCGGCCTCGCGCAGGTCCGCACTCACACCCTCCTCGCAAAGCATCAGCGCACCAGCACATGCGATCACACGATCGCCGTGAGACTCACGCGCGCCGGACGATAGGTCGCGAACCGAGGCGGCCTCGATCGATCCGTCCTCAAGTATCACATAATCAAGCATCTCCCGCAATGTTTCCTCGCTCGGAATCCGAACAGTCCCCTGACTGATCGCCCGGGACAGGTTCCCGAGCAGCGTCCGCTTCGCCCGGCGGCTGCTGTTCCAGCCGATCCGCACCGTCAGGCGCTCCGTCGTGGTACCCACCATCCGCTGGCGGTACACCGCCGAGTACCCGATCCGCTGGAAATCGTGGTGCATCGCCGCTCCCGGGCCGTTCACCTCCCACCCGATCAGGGGAAGACGCCGACCCCGGTACACCGTCATCGCCACCTCCACCATTTCCTGCGCCAAGTCGTGCGGAGGGGCGTTCGGGTCGGCAAACTCGGCCACCACCTCCCGGCTGTCCGCGTCCATCACGCAGATCGCAGCATTCGCAGACCCCGTTCCATACGACGGATCCGCAAACATCACATACTCCCGCTCCACATCCCCATGCCGGAACACCCGCCACCGCCCGTGCGGGTCCGCCACGAACCGACCACGGAGCAACTCGCACTTCTCCCCGCCCACCGCGTACTCGTTCATGTGCGCCGTCACCACACCCGGCGTGAAGAAGTTCGAACCGCTGCCGACCTCCGTCGCAAAGACATTCTGCGCCATGTCCACCGTGTCGCGGCGCTTCATCTGCTCGCCCAGCCACGGCGTCCACACATACTCAGACCCCGCCGTACCCGTCACCCGGCCGTCCACATCCACCCGGGTCTCCGCCCCAGCCCCCTTCAGCGGATGCTCCGTGTACAGCAACTCCACCAGCCTTGGATCCCCCTGCGTCCGGGCCATCCGTACCAGCGTCGAGTACTGGGTTCCGCTCCCAAGGGGGGTACTCACGGCAATCCGACACGCCGAAGCATCCGCCGCAGACCGCCAAGCAGCCTCCGCCTCACCCATCGACGCAAACTCGTCGAACAGAATCAGGGTTCTACGGCCACCACGGCCGACATGGGCAGTACTCGCCTGACCCGCAATCGTCGCCCCCGACAGCGGATTCCTCAGCATCATGTGCTGCCGAGTGTCGGAACCCCTCCGCAACAACTCATCCGCAGGCCCGGGCAGCAACCAAGGCGGCTGACTCTGAAGAAGGAAGTCCACCTTCCACATCAGGCTGTCAGGATCACCGGGCCGATCCACACCATCCTCCACACGACTGACCAAAAGCGCCTGCCAGCCCTTGAAAAGCCAACCCCATCCAGCCACCGCAGCCAAGAGCCAACTAGCCCCCATGTCGCGGCTCTTACGAACAACCACATCACGACCGCCGTCAACAGCATCGATGATCTCCTGCACCGCGCGCTCCTGACAAGGCCACAGCACAAACGGCCGATTCGGCTTCTGACTAGGTACCTCGCGCCCCGATTTCGGGTCAACCTCCTTCGGCGCGTAAGTCCACCCCGTCATCCGCAACCACAGGCAGATGTCCTCCGCAAACAACGCCCGGAAATCTGACTGTGTAACCACATCTGTGGCAGTACTGTCGAGGAACTTCTTGCGGAGGCGTGGTATTTCAGACATGTAGGTAGAGATTTAGGGGTCAGTACTGGGAGAAGGGAGGGGGGTATTAGATACTAGGTACCCGACGCGCGCGCGCTCGGGGGGGCGCGGGGGCGCGGGCGGGGGCGGGCGCACGGGGGGTCCGCGCGTGACGCGCGCGATTCGCGCGTGTGCGTCGCGCGTTGCCTTCCCCTGCCGCCGTCACGCCTGCCACTCGGCGAGCAGCAGCCGCGCCCTGCCGCCCTCGCCCACATCGGCCGACAGCGTCGTGCGCTGATCGACCTGCACCGATGCCCGGTCGCGGTAGACCTCCGGCCGCAACCCTTTCAGCCGGAACTGGAGCAGCGAGACCTGCGCGGGAGTCGCATCGATCTCCCCGGCTGCGATCGCGTCCACGATCGTCTCCAGTCGCGTGGCCGTCGCCTGCATCGTCTCGCGGTGCCGCTCGGCGAAGTCAGGGTACAGCCGCAGCCACCGATGCACCTGCGCGTCGCTGATGCCCGCCTCGTCGCAGGCCGCACGCCATCCGTGCGCACCGACGGCATCGAGCCACGCGGCCATCTGCGCCTCGCGTTTGACGGCCATTTCCCTCGGCTCTGCATCCTGCGGGATGGAATCGAACAAGATTGTCGCGGGAAGTTGCTTGGCCATAACACCCGCAGTCTACGCGACTTGCGGCCATCTTGAAACAATCGCTCAAGGAAAGTTGCCCGGAAAGTCGATGAATCGTTTGCCCTACCACAATCGTGGTGTACTGTGTGGGGGTCAAGGGCAGCCCGTCGCTGACCCGCCCCCTCGAAAGGAACTGATCATGGCAACCCCGTTCACCTACACCTCCGCCGCCGAAGACCACATCGTCACGCCCGACTTCGCCACTTCGGCTCTGACCATCTGCGCTCTCGTTGACCGCGTCAAGACCCGCATCCGCTACCTCTCCGCCTACGGCTGCGCCGTCAAGGGCGTGAAGGTGACCGATGCCAAGGAAAGCGCCCGCGAGATCCGGGGCATGATCTCCCTGCTCAACGCCGTCTGCGACTCGCCGACCTTGCAGGCCGAACTGCTCAACGAAATGCAGGACGCGCTCAACACCGCGCTCGCCCGCCTGCGCAAGTGACCGCCGATCCTCCGCCAACCCTCCCGGCTCCGGCCGGGGGGGCTGCGGGCGACCGTCGCCCACCGCAAACCGACCCCGAAAGGATTCGACCATGACCCGCAAGACCGACCCCGCCCGCGCCGCCCACACCGCCCGCAACGACCTGCGCACCCTGCTCCGCGCCCGCATCGAGACCGCCATCGCCGACTTCGCGAACTGGAGACCGACCTGCCCGACCCGTCGGTTCGTCACGACGGCCAACGACTGCCGCATCAACTACGACCGGATCCTCGGCATGATCGATGCGTTGGAGGTGATCGACGGCAACACCTGCGGCCTTTGGGCCGAGGCTCGGCGCGCGCTCGACAGCGCCCTTCGCAACTGCCCGGAGCCGAGCAGCATCCTCCCCTGACTCGACCCGATAACACGATCTCCAACATTCTCACCACATTTGTGTTGACTCCCCCAAGACCCGGCCTATCTTCCCCCTGTCAGCAATGCCGCTGACCTCCCGAAAGGAACTGACCCATGCCCGCCCCCTCGCTCTCGACTCCCGCTGCCCGCATCGAACTCCGTGACCTCGCGACCTCCTCCTACTGGGCGCGCTATGAGGAGGACGATGCCGACGATCGGTCGGAGTGGAGACCGACCTGCTCGATTCGCTCTGCTGCCTCGGCGATCACCGACCTCGGGTTCATCGTGGCAGTCGATGTCCGCGACGGCGCATCGTCGTTCGCGACCATCACCGTCACGGCCTGCGACGGCTCGACCCTGACCCTCGACTGGGATCCGGAGGTGGACGGATTCGACTACGCGACCTCCGGCGATGACGGCTGCGACCTCGACGAGATCGAGGCGAACACCGAGGACGAGCCCGCCGATGCCGACGCCGAGGAGCGGGCCGAGCAGGACGAGTCGCCCGTCGCCCTTGCCGAGGCGCGGATCGCGGAGGCGATCGAGGCCATCGACGGCCTCATCGAGGAGTCGGCGGACATTGGCCGCGACGCGGCGGTCCTGCTGCTCGCAGATCTGATCGCCCTCGCGGAACGCAGGGGGATGGACTGGCAGGGCATTCAGGATGCTGCATGGGCGAATGTCGAGACCGAGGCCGAGCCGGAGACCTGCACCTGCGACGGCTGCGGCGAGGACGATGCCGAGGATGCGGGCGAGGGCTTCGCGTTCTGCGCCGCCTGCCGCGCCAAGGATGACAACGCCCCCCGGCAATGCGATGGGTGTGGCCTTGCGACCCATGCCAAGCCCGTGCAATCGACAACCGCAGGCGACGATTCGCCTCGCCACTTCTGCCCGAACTGCGCCTGACCCCACCCCCGCGCTGCCCCTTGACGGGGGCGGAGCGGCTTCGCCCGACGCATCGAGCCGAGGGCAACCCCACCAGTCACGAAAGGACTGCACCCGTGAAGACGATTCAGATGAACCCGACTTGGCAAGGTCTCCTCCCCGTCCTCTGCACCCTCATCAAGAGCGGCGGCGAGGGCGAGCGCACCGCGACCGCAGAACTCGACCGCCTCTGCCGCGCAGTCGATGCGCAGAACGCCGTCGAGCCGACCTCAACCCCGGCTGCCGACGAGCCGCGCGTCGTGGTGTCCTTCGGCGAGATCGCCGAGACCATCAACCGCGATGACCTCACGATGGAGCAGGGGCTGACCCCGGCGCAGCGCGAGGATGCCGAGCGCCGCCTTGCCGTCGCCCTGTACGAACTGATCGGGTCGAACCTCGCCCGCCTCGCGTCGATCGCCCTCACCGAGGCTCGCAACCGCTGACCTTCCTTTCGTGGCATGGGGCGATGCGACCGCCCCATAACACGATCTTCGACAATCTCACCACATTTGTGTTGCACATCACGGAATCGAACCGATACTCTCCCTGTCACCAATGACGGTGACCCCAGTCACGAAAGGACTGACCATGCCCGCGAACCTCACCGACCTCACCGCCGTCCTCTCCCTCTGCGACGCGAACTCGACCGCCGCCGAGATCATCCGCGACCTCTGCAACAACGGGGGCTACCTGCTCGCGACCCACACCTCGACCGAGGCATGGTCTCGCCTCGCGAGCGCCCCGGCCTTCCGCGACCTGACCTTCTGCGTGAAGCAAATCAACGGCGACCGCTTCAAGGTGCGCCCCTCCGAGGTGGTCGGCGAGGTTCTCGCCCGCAAGACCTCCGAGGCTGACCACGGCACCCCCCGCTACTTCCACGCCGTGCGCGAGGTGTTCATCGTCGCTGATGACCTCGACACCCTGCGCGACGCGGCTCGCCGTGCCGGGGTTCTCTCTTCCTTCTCGACCGGACTCGGCGTGTACCTCGGCGGCGAGCGGTTCGTCTGCAAGAACAACCTCTGACCCCGAAAGGATCAGCCCCATGAACGCGCCCACTATCATCGCCGCCACGCCCGCCGCCAACCTCCACGCCGCCCTGCGCGGCCTCACCGCAGAGCAGAGGGTGGTCGCGATGGCGACCGCCCTCATCGAGGCCGGAGTCACCCTGCACCGGGACACCGATCCCGGCGACGGATCCCCCGCCATCTGCGCGACGCTGCCGGACGGCAGCACCTGCACCGTCCTGACCGTCGAGCGCCCCGTGCCGTTCATCACCGACGCAGAGATCCGCCGCCTCGACCTGATCGTGGCCGCGAGCCTCGCGCCCAAGTACAGCCGATGGAACATCATCGATATCAGCGACAGCGCGTACTGCGACCTTGAGACCGTCGGCCACATCGAGATCCCCTCCCGGTACACCGCGACCGGACGCCCGGTGGTTATCGACCGGAAGAATCTTTCCTGATTCCGTCCACTTTGTTTGACTCCCACATTTGTGGTGCCATACTCTTGGCATCACCCCAGTTCACGAAAGGAACTGACCATGCGTAGCACGACCGCCAAGACCCTGTTCGAAGCCGCCATCGAGTCCGCCGCCCGCACCGAGAACAAGTGGCACACCGAACGCGACACTCACGCTTTGATGTACTCGCTTGAGGAGGTCACGGGCATCCCGTACTACTTCGTCAACCTCGCCGTCAAGGAGGCCATCACGCAGCGCCTGCTGCGCGACCTCTTCGACACCTGCTCCCGCGACCTGATGCAGAACCTCTCGGCGCGCGCGCACTTCGTGCAGGGCGAGAAGCCGACGCAGAATCAGCGCCACGCCATCAAGCAGCCGATGTTCGACATCGTTGACAAGTACATCTATCGGGTGACCAACCACACCGAACTCCCGGCCGACTTCATCGAGCGCCAGTCCGCATGGTACGCGCACCTTGAGGCGAACATGAGCAGCATCGATGGCGTGTACTCGCCCGAGTGCTGCGCGATGCTCCGCAACTACATCGCCTCGGACAAGGCCGACCGTGCCGCGAAGGGAGGTGTGGCGTGAACATCCTAGAGCAACTGACCGATGGCGCGCGGCGTCTCCGCGAGCGCAACCTGCAAATCCACACCGCCAACATCCGTGGCGCGCGGACGCGGCGACAGGCGTTCGCCCGGTACCACGCCTACATGCGGCGCGCCCCCGATGCGATGTACCGCGAGTCGCTTGGAAGTGAACTCATGTCCCAACTGCACCGAATCGACGCACGGGGAGGTGCCGCGTGAACCGCTACTCGCAAGACCGGATCACCCGCCTCGTCAAGGGCGGCCACATCACCCTGCTCGCAGAGTGGGTCAACCTCGACGGGCGTCTTGAGGGACGCCGCCTGCAACCAAACCCCAACGGCAGCGAGGGCAACTGGTGGACATCGACCGTGCAGTCGGGTCGGCCAGTCGCGCACCCGACCAAGTTCCGGCTCGGCAAGCACGACCGCATGGTCGCCGCCGTCGAGGCATGGGACGGCAAGCGCGGAAGCGTCGTCGCATTCCGCATCAACGACCCCGAGGACTGGCGGCGCATCATCCGCGAGGACGCCCGCGAGGAGTTGCAGTACTGGTACAGGTGGCAGCCATGAAGATCATCGCCTACACCTACGAGGCCGACATCCATTGCCCCTCGTGCGCCAAGGCCGCGCACGAGGGGGGACGCCTGACCATCGCAGGCCGCCCGACGCGCGACCTGAACGGCCTGCCCCAACACCTCGATGACCGAGACTGCCACCCGGTCGGAGCCGTCTTCTCGACCGACGAGATCGAACCCAACACCTGCTGCGGCACCTGCCGCGAGGAGATCAAGTGAAGCACGACGAACCGACCATCACCGACCTCATCTGCGGCACCGTCGTGATCGCCGCCCTGCTCGCCACGCTGTGGACGCTCGCAGCGATCCTCTGAAATCTTTCCACTTTGACTTGACTGCCACATTTGTGGTGCTATCTTCCCCCTGTCGCCCGCAGCACTCCGCTCGGGGACAACCCCGGTTCACGAAAGGAACCTGACAATGGCTCACGAGATCCGCAACAACGATTCGCTCGTCCTCACCCGCACCGCCGCTTGGCACGGCCTCGGAACCGTCCTCCCCGAGGCGGTCAGCCCGACCGACGCGCTCCGCATCGCCGGACTCGACTGGACGGTCGAGGAGTCGGTCAGCATCGCCGCGACATTCGTCGGCAACGACGGCAGCGCCGAGCGCGCGATTGTCGAGACGCACAAGACCCTCCGCCGCTCGGATGACAAGAGCATCCTTGCGACGGTCGGCGCGGACTACTGCGTGCTTCAGAACACCCGCCTCGCCGAGATCGCCGAGAGCCTCGGCAGCCTCGGCAAGGTGCGCATCGAGAGCGCGGGCAGCCTGTTCGGCGGACGCAGAATTTTCTTCCTGCTCAAGGGCGACACCCTCGACATCGGCAACACGGGCGACATCGTCGAGCAGTACTGCCTGCTCGTCAACGGCCACGACGGCACGATCAGCACGACGGCGCTCCCGACCTCGGTGCGGGTGGTGTGCAACAACACCCTGACCGCCGCGCTCGGCGCGACCGCCGCGTACCGTTGGCGGCACACCTCCGGCCTCGCGCTGCGCGTCGATGACATCAAGGCCGCGCTCGCGGGCTACGGCAAGGTCGCTGCGTCCGACGCGGCCGCGATGAACGCGCTCGCGGGCAAGAGCCTGACCCGCTCCGAGATCCAGTCGCTGTGGACCGATGTCCTCGTGGCGCTCGACGGCCCGATCGCCGTCAACCCGAAGGACGAGGCGCAGTCCCGCCGCAAGCAGCGCGCCGTCGATGCGCTCGCCGACATGACGCGCGTCTTCGACCGCGAGGCCGCCGACTACGGCGCTTCGGCTTGGGTCGCCGCGAACGCCGCGACGAACTACATCCAGTTCCACCGGGGCTACCTCAAGGGCGAGGCGCGGCAGAACGCCGACCTGCTCGGAGCCTACGCGGACGCGAAGCGCACCGTGATGAGCAAGGCGCTCGCGCTCGTCTGACCGATCAACCCCATGCGGGGGGGAGGGGGCGGCACCCTGCCTCTTCCCCCCTGCTTTCGCACCCCAACGGAGAACGACGATGAACGACCTGATCCGAACCAAGCCCCGCCCGCACGAGACGATCTCCATCGGAGGCCGCACAAAGTGGCGGCTCGACGCGCTCTGCGTAGCAGGCCGCCGCAGCCGGACGGCGACGATCGATGTGCTGATCGACTTCTACTGCAAGCACAACAAGCCCGTCGCCGACTTCATCGCCGAGCGGGCGAACGACCCGCACCCGATCCAGTTCAAGACCAAGAAAAATCCCGCCGACTCTGCTGTCGCCGAGCCGACGGGAGAAAGGATCTGACCCCATGAGTGTAGCACACCCACCCATCGGCATCCACCGCCTGACCGACACCGAGTACTTCGGCCTCGACCTCCCGAGCAGCAGCGGCACGAAGACCCTGCTCACGGGAACCAACGCGCACCTCGCTCACGAGCGCGAGACCCCGCGCGAGGAGAACGACGCCTTCACCGTCGGCGCGTACACCCACGCCCTGCTGCTCGATCCGAACTCGATCGAGACCAACTTCATCCGGCTCGGAGACATCGACCGCCGGACGAAGGAGGGCAAGGCCGAGTGGGAGAGCGCGCAGCGCCGCGCTGGCCTCTCGGGAGCGCGCATCATCACGCGGCCTCTCGTCGAGCAGGCGACCGCGATGGCGCAGGCCGTCCGCGCGAACCCGACGGCCGCGAGCCTGATCAACACCGCCATCGATCGCGAGGTCACTATCATCGGCATGATCGGCGGCCAGCCCGCCAAGTGCAAGGCCGACGCAGTCATCCGCCTCGCGCAGGCTTGCATCGTCCTCGACATCAAGACCACCGAGTCGGCAGCGCCGCGCGACTTCGCGGCGAGCGCAGCGAAGTTCGGGTACTACCACCAAGCCGCCTTCTACCGCCGCCTGATCGAGCAGACGAACTTCGGCATCGTCGATGACTATGTCATCATCGCCGTCGAGAAGAAGCCGCCGTACCTCACCGCCGTGTACCGCGTTCCGAACTCCGCCATCGAGATCGCCGACGAGCGCATCGACGCACTCATCGAGCGATGGTGGAAGGTGCAGCAGGGCGACCGGACTGGCTACCAACCCACCATCACCGAACTGGATCCGCCGCGTTGGTGGGTCACGAACGACTGAACGAAAGGAACTGACATGAGCCTGATGAAGACCGACACCGTGAACGCCACGACGATCGAGCAGGTGCTGATCTCCGGCGACCTCAACCGCCTCACCGCCGAGCAGCGGAACATCTACTACAAGAGCGTCTGCGACTCGCTCGGGCTGAACCCGCTCACCCGGCCGTTCGACTACATCGTGCTGAACGGCAAACTCACGCTGTACGCGCGCAAGGACTGCACCGACCAGTTGCGCTCGCTGCGCGGCATCTCGATCCGCATCGTCTCTCGCGAGGCGGTCGAGGGCGTGATGGTCGTGACGGCGCAAGCGACCGACAAGATCGGCCGCATCGACGAATCAACTGGTGCCGTCAGCGTGCAGGGGCTGCGCGGCGAGGCGCTCGCGAACGCGCTGATGAAGGCCGAGACCAAGGCCAAGCGCAGGGCCACGCTCTCGATCTGCGGCCTCGGGTTCACCGACGAGAGCGAGGTCGAGTCGATCCCGAACGCCCGCGTCGGCGAGCCGCGCGCGGCTGACCGAATCCTCGCGCATCAGGATCCGGCGATGCCGATGAACTACAAGCAC